GCAGCTTTACTACCTTTTTTTACTTTACCTGTTACAGCAGTTTTTAATTTACTACCAGGATTTTGTCTTCTATATTTGGCTACACCTTTAGCTGAAAGACCTGCACCTTGTTTAGTTGGTCTTTTATAACCACCTTTAATAGTTAAACCTTTCATATTACTTTTTTTACGTGTTGCCATTATTTCTTAACTAAGCTCCCACCAAAATACAAACCAATGATAGCTGACATTAAGTGTGTATCAAGAGGTGTAATAACTACACCATTAAATAATCTATCCATATAGACTTCTTGTTTATCTATTAAGAACCAGAAGCCACCTTTAAATTCTGTCCATGTAAGTACAACACCAACATCTGTAAAGACAGGAACAAGTTTAGGATATGCAATAATAAAGAATACTGCAGTTAATGCAATTATTCTTCTTGTCCATTGAAATCCTTTATTGTCAAACTCTCTAGCTTTACCAACTTCTGCCATTTGAAATTTATCTCTAGCAAGAAGCATCTTTTGTTGGTCTTGTTTATTTTTAGTTGCTTGACTCCACATTGACATGACTCCACCTAAAAGGCTAGAGCCAAGCATTGTAATCATTTCAACTGGTAAACCACCTAACATATATTACTCTTTTCGTAAACTTTTTAATAAATTTATAATCTTATTTAATATTTTATTTCTCATTTTTTAATCTTTCCACCATACATTTTTTGTACTAAGTTTTGACCTGAATTATCTACTTTGTAGACTTTACCACCTTTTTTCGCAAAACCCATTTTGTTTCTAACTTTTGTTGGTAACTTTTTTAGTCCAGGATTATTAGGTTCTTTTAACATTACTTTACTCCAATAACAGGTGAGGTTTTAATACCACCTATATCAAATGATTCTCCTTGAGGATAGTCTGCATTAGATACAGCTTCAATAGGTCCTTTAACTGCAGGTCCTTTACGAGCTGCACCAAATCCTTGTCCTGTTGGTTTACCACTTGTTACGCTAGAGTCTTTAGGTTCTAAACTAGATGGAAATCTACCTTGTCCTCCAGTAATAAAATCTTTACTCATTTTTTTCTCCCTTTAGTTTTTTTCTTTTTTTTCTTTTTAGTATTTGGTTTAAGTATTTGTTGCATTATCTTAGCTCTAGTTAATGCCATTAGTTAGCTCCTTGTATAACTGGATTAGGTCCACCTGTAGGACTATTAGCTGATTGCATATCATCTTGTCTAGTTCTTCTAGCTTGATTACGTAAAGCATCTATTGAATTTTTATATTTTGCTTCCCATGATTGAACGACTTGAAAATCTTTTATAAAATAATTAGCTTCAATCATACATGCATTAAATAAAGCATTATAACAATTTTCACTAAAGTAATTAGAAGTTGTAGCACTTGTATCTGTAGCACTAGCTAAACCTAAAGGTTGTTTTGTATATTGTATTTCACCTGCTAATGTAGAAGTAGGTGTAGGTACTATGTAAATTTGTGTATTTGTTTTACGTGCATAATATCGTGGAGTTCCTACAGATGTAGGTTTATTCCAATAGTCTATTGCATATTCATATGTTCTTTGTAATAAAGGTATAATACCAGTTGGTTCACCAAGTACAGTTGCACTTGTTGTAAAGTTTACATTACGTACAACTAATGCACCATCAGGTAAACTAACGACTGGATTATTTGCTGTAAAAGTAACAGAAGAATATGTATCTAAAGCTACATCATCTAATTCTTTTATTAAACGATCTTCAGCTTTCTGTACAAAAAAAGGAATTTGAGTAGCAAACTCATTCGAATCATTCTCTATTGTATTTATAATATCATCTTTTAAATAAGAATAGTTAGGCATTTAGTTATCCTAATATTAAAGTTATACTTGCTGTATCTCCTGGCATCACAACACTTACATTACCTTGACATTTAAGTCCTGTTTCTCCCATATAAATATCTGCTGTACCACTTACACCAACATCAAATTTCATTCTACTTCCATTAACATCTTTTATATCAAATGTACCAGCAACTGTTACTGCATTAGCATGAATAGCTACAATACGATTTACCATAGATGATTCAAGACCAGACTCTGCTACTATAATATCTCCAGAGTCTTTTTTATAGGCTGTTGTAATATTTGTAGACATAATTTTTCCTTATGTTATAAAGGAGGAGAATATTTCTACTCTCCTCCAATATTTATAATTAGGCTCCTTGATTTCCAAACCAACTTCTCCAGTCAGAAACACCAAAAGAATATCTTTCACGTGCTTTGAATCGTAAGTTGCCAGTATCGAAATCTGGTTCCATTTTAGTTTGTAATGGAGTTCTAGTAAACATTTTAGTACCATTTGGTACGTCTGTTTTAATGAACCATGCATTTACATCTGTAAATCTTCTGTTCACATAGAATCCATCAGGTAACACACCTAAGTGTCTTATAGCATTGATGTCATTGTTTGCAAAGTGATTTGCAGTTCCTAATATACCTGCAGTAGTGCCAGGTGTATTTAGAAGTACATCTGCTGTAAACATTAGATCTGTTGGTACGTGTAATGAAACACCTGAAGCACCTATAAGAATGCCACGATCATCAGTAGTTTTTTGTATCTGAATGATTGCTGCTTCAATAGTACCTTCAGCTATAGCTGCTGCTGTAGTAATGTTTGTTACTGTACCTGAGCCTGTTACTGGGTGTGCTGCACTAAACATTGGTACACCATCACCTTGATTTGTTGCAAAGCCATTGTTATACAAGTCAGCAGCTTTTTGCTGTTTTGTACTTCCCATAGCTCTTGCTAATCCTTTTGCTCTTAGTTTTGCAAAAGTGTCATATAGATTATCTTCCATAGCTTCTTCAGTTACTGCGAATGCTAATGCTACAGTTTCATTAGTATACCTTGAAGTATAACTTTCTGATGCATCATCATAAACTACAGCAGCACCTTCACCTTTAACAGGTGCAGCACCAAAGCCTGTGAAGAGTACTTCTTCTTCAAATGCTCTGTCTGAGTTTTCTATTTCGTATAATGGTTTGTGTTCTTCATCTACGCTGCCATATTCTATTCCAAAAACTGCATTTAGTCCAGGAAGTAGCTCTTTGGCAATACTTGCTCTATTAATAGCCATTTAATTATTCCTTTCTAAATTAAGCTGTTGAAACAGTTGCTGTTGTATAATTATCAATATGATTATTAATACGTACTTCATACCATGGATAATCGTCAGTTTCACCTGCTGATGAACTTGTCGCTGTATCCCATGGAGCTCTACGTATAACTCTCAAATTAACATCTGTTAGCACAGGTCCAGATGCGTCTAACTCATAGCCACTATTACCTGTTCTTGTTGAACCTGCTCCTGCAGTCCATACACCATTGTATGTACCTGCACCAAAACCTGCTGCTGCTGTTACAGCACCATCTGCTTGTATAAAGTATGTTTGAGCTGGATCAGTACAAACATGTAATTGAATGTCTGTTGCTGTTGAACCACCTGTCCAATATCTACTGAATTGTTGATCACCATTACTGTCTACATAGCTGCATCCTTGGAAAACTCCTGCAGTTTTTATAGTTGTATTAGCACCTGTAGGTACGATTGTGCCAGAACTAAAAATAGCTATAGGATCTCCTGTAAACATGCTTGTAGGCAATGCTGCTGAAGGAACTATTGGGCTTATATTATCCCCAACAGGAATCATAGTAACACCAGTAGAGTTAGAACCTGAGCCATTTTTTCTTGCCAGTACCAGTCCTCTAGGACTATCAACTGAAGCCATATTCTTTCTCCTTTATTAATTAATAATAAGCAATAAAAGGATTAATCCTGAAAATTAGGTTGTCTTCCTGTTACCACTTTTGATTTACTGTTATTAGAAATAGGCATACGAGAATTATTAGAACCCATAAGTTGAGCTTCAATAGCTTCGTTCATGGCTTTACTTTTATCTCTGTAAAACTTACTTCTAGCTTCGTATCTACCAGTTGGGATTTTTGCTAATCCTACGTCAGCACGACAGACTACCCCTGCGTATCTACCTTCCTCTCTCACGAAAGAGGTTGCACTCATTTCAGGAACTTCAGCTAAGTCAACAAATACCCATCCTTCTTGCAGTTTCTTGCCTAAATGTTTTACGTCATCTTCACCTTTAAGTGTCATTCTTACCCACCCAAGTGTCATACCTTCGTTGGCGAAACGTTTTGCTACTGCTTCAGGAATATGAAGAACATCTTGCTCTTCAAATGTGTATTCAACTTCTTCTCTAGCGTTGTTTTCTCTTAAATCAGAACTACGTGTATTATTAATTCGTGTCATTATTTTCTTCCTCCACGCTGCATATTAATTGTTGTATACTCTCCATCAGCCTGTTCAGACTTTTGTTTTTCAAGAGCATACTGTTCAAGTGGTA